ACAGTAGGACAACAATATTTAGAGACACATAATAATTGGCCTGCACAAATGTGGATTCAAACATCTTACAATACAGCTGGTGGCACACACAAAGATGGTGGTACAGCATTTAGAGGAAACTACGCAGGTATAGGTTATACTTGGGACGAAGATGATCAAATCTTTTGGCCTAAAAAACCATATGCTTCTTGGGTAAAACACATTGAATCAGCTTCTTGGAAATCACCAATCGGTGATGCTCCAGCATTAACTGCAGAACAAGAATCACAAAGACAAACTGGAACTCATAATTGGAATTATGAGTGGAATGAATCAGGACAAACTTGGGATTTAATAGACTCAATGGCATAAATTAAAAATAGTGGTGGTGTGTGAAATTAATTATATTAGGTAGAGGCAATGCAGGCTGTATTTCAGCAATGCATTTTGGTCATTTTAGAAAGACTATAAATACAAAAGTAGAAATAGAATTAATATATGATTCTAAAATTAAACCTGTCCCCACTGGACAAGGAACTACTTTACAATTTCCAGATTGGTTGTTTCTTGCTTTTGGTTCTAATCATGTAAATAGTTTTCCTGTAACACAAAAAACAGGAATTATGTATAAAAATTGGGGTAAAAAACATAAAGAAATATTTCACCCTTTTCCATTAGGAAGATATGCTTTACATTTTAGTCCGGATCAATTTCAAGACTATGTCTGCAATAATCTAGACATAGACTTTACAGAAAAAGATGAAAATATTAAAAGTTATAATGATTTAGATGCAGATTATATTATAGATTGTAGAGGAACCCCTAAAAAATTTAATCAATATGAAACATTAACTAACCCTTTAAACTGTGCACTTTTAGCTAATCTTCCTAAAAAAGAAAATGATGTTTTATGGACAGGGACCACAGCAACCCCTGATGGTTGGTGTTTCTATATACCTTTACCCACAACAACTTCTATTGGATATCTTTATAATAATAAAATAACTTCTGAAAAAAAAGCTAGAGATAATTTTAAAAAACTTTTTAATGTAGAAAAAATAAATCACGTTTTTCCTTTTAATCAATATTTAGCTAAAGAACCAATTATTGATGACAGAGTCTTATTAAATGGTAATAAATTATTTTTTTTGGAACCATTAGAAGCTACAGCTATGGGTTCGTATGTTAAAGTGTGTCAACATTATTATAATTATATTTTTAATGATGTAAGTAAACAAGACACGGAAAAACAAATAAAACAATGGGTTCATAAAATAGAAGAATTTATATTATATCATTATTCTAATGGATCTGTGTATGATACTAAATTTTGGAAACACGCAGAAAACTTATATAATAAAACACCTACAAAATTTTTAGAAAAAGAATTAAAAATAATAAAAGGAATGTCCAATTTAGATTTAGAAAGAAGTTTAGATAACTCTGCTGAATTTGCATTATGGCCACCTTTTAGTATTAAACAATGGCACGATAAGGTAGCAACTTGACAAATAATATAAAAAATATTAAAAACTAATTGGTATGCAAAAGAAAGTCTTAACAGAACAATTATTATATTACGGTGATGTAGCAATGCCTAAAGATTGGGACATTGACCGAGATAAATTATCAGGCGACATCTTACAATCAGTAATTCAAAACAAAGATTTTCCATTTTCAAGAACTTGGGATATGTTAAATACCTATATGCGAGATCACGTTGGTCTTGAGTATGGTGTTAATTTAATTAACAAAGAAACGTGGGGAAATATCTATAAACCTCAAGAGACTACAATACCGTTATTAAACATAGATCCTGTAGATTTACGTAACTCACCAGATTATACATTATTATATGGTGTAAAAGTCAAAGACTGTATGGTCAGAATACATTATGAAGATAACAGACGTAAAGGTAGAAGTTGGGATATAGAACTTAAAAATAATATGTTTATTATGTTTCCATCAACTAATATGTATTACCTAACTAACAATCAAAAAGATTCATTAAACTTTGTCCAAACAATAACTTATGAATATATCTAATTACTATTGGCATTTTCCTGCAGCACTTACACCAAAGTTTTGTGATGATGTAATAGCTTATGCAAATTCACAAAAAGAAGTAATGGCTAGAACAGGCGGATATGGTGATAGAAAATTAAAAAAAGAAGAAGTAAAAGATTTAAAAAGAAAAAGAAACTCTGACTTAGTATGGTTAAATGATACTTGGATTTATAAAGAATTACATCCATATGTACACGAAGCTAATAGAAATGCTGGTTGGAATTTTGATTGGGAAAGAAGTGAGTCTTGTCAGTTTACAAAATATAAACACAACCAATATTATGATTGGCATTGTGATAGTTGGGATAAACCTTATGAAAAAGAAGGACCCGACAACGGTAAAATTCGAAAACTATCTATGACTTGTCAATTAACAGATGG